TGACGAAGAGCATGCACCACCAAACAGAGTCGGACGGTCCAGCAAGCCACTGCTGACCAGTTCGAGCTGCCCAGTATCGGCCAGCTTCGGATCCGGGCTGAGGGTCGTCTGGTGCATAGTAACCAATCCTCGCTGCGGCGCGAGCGAGTACGTTGTCTGCGACGCTCACTTCATCACCTCAGTAGTCTGGGAGACGTGAATCTCCTTGTCCTCCATGGGATCAGTTCCGATGTGGGCCTGCGGAGCAAGCGCCTCCTCGGGAATGTCTTCGTGACTGATCATTGTTATCCCTTCGAGCCAAGCCTAGCTCGCCTGGCTCTGTTGAGTTCCCGGTTCCGATTCATGATCTCGGCTTGGGACATCTTCTTATCGGGCTGATTCTTTTGGTTGCATACCCGAATGAGTGTGAGTAGTCGGTTGATGTGCCATTTCTCGCACTTGAATGGGATCTGGCAAGCGATCATCCAGTAGTAGATCAACTCGGATGACGTGTACTCTCCAGATCCAGACTCTCCACCCGTCTCGCGGATGGTGGTTGCGGTCATCGTATCGGCCATGTAGGCACTGATGCGCTCGACCTCCGATGGGGGAATCCTATCCAGGAGCGACGGGTCGTATTCTTCATCAGTGATCATACACTTGATGTAGAGCGCCATCTCATCGGGGGTAATCTTGTCATTCCCGATGAGGTGTTTATGGGTGATTGACTCCCATTTTGACAGCGCGACCAGATTGTGCTCCAGGTGCAGGATTCCGCCAGGCATGGAGACAAAGGTGCCTGTCTCCTCGTCGAACCCGTCGAGATCCGGGATAGAAACTATAAGCATTGCAGGCACCGAGGGCCCAGGAGTCTAGGTCTCTGAGCCCCCGGTGTGGTATATCAGCCTGCGAAGTGGGCCTTGATCTCGTCAGGCAGGAGGAGCTTGGGCTCGAGAGCCCCGCCTCCACCCTGAGCGTCGGAACCGAACAGCTTGGCCTCGAGGGTCTTCAGCTTACCGGAGTCGACGTCCAGAGACGAGATGGTCAGCAGCGAGGTGGGCTTGGCGCCAGACACGTTGACCGGCGTGGTGGACAGCTCCCAGGAGAAGGAGATCGCCTCGGGAGAGTCGTTGACGGTCTTGTAGCCCTTCTCGGAAGGAGAGGCCTTGCAGCCGTACAGAACGTGGAGCTTGTAGCCCTTGTCCTGACCAGCCACGTCGTCACCAATCTTGGTACGGTAGACGAGACCGAAGGCAAGTCGGTCCTGCTGACCGATCTTGACACCCTTCGTCAGCGTGGCGGAACCGTCGCACTGCTCGAACTCGTCGGGGTAGGTGTAGGCCTCAATTGTGGCCTTCAGCTTCTCGGCCGAGAGCATCGAGAGGTACAGAATGTTGTCGGCGTAGAGGTCGGTAGCCTCAGCGCCCTCGGGCTTCTCGGAGATGGCGGTGATACCATTCCAAGCGACGCCCTTGCCGTAGGTCTTCTGGGCCGGGTCATACACATACAGTGCACAGTGGTCGACACCAGTCTCAATACGGCGCTCACCAGTCTTGTCCCAGACAAGTGCAGCCATGTTAACTCCTAATAGTAGACGTCGAAGATGTCGTGATAGAGGTTGTCCGCTACGAGTCGAGACTCATGGCGGCTGAACAAAAGATCCTCGATCTTCGTTCGTGTCGGGTCCTCGGGGTGCCGGGCAATCAGAGTAACCTGGAACCGGTTTGCTTTGATATACTTGAGGTTGTCCGCGTACATCGGATCACCCGGATGCCGCTCGTATACAATACACGGATACGAGAGCTTAAGAGACGGGAGTGGCTGGTAATAGACCTTATCCGACCCGAGGATCTCTACCAGCTTCTCATGGAGAGCTAGACGTCGGTCCATTATACACCCCCGTCAACTCGAGAACCAGACGGGGGAACTTCAGCTCCACATAGGAGATTTTCCAAAGTCCCCCCATCCAGCGAACGTACTTGAGATTCTGGATATTATCCGTTAGAAATCCGTCAGCGATAATGCTGATCTGGTTACTGAGGTTGATACTCCCCAGAATCTCATCGCTGCTACCAAAGCGGCGTGCTTCACGGAAGACGTCGCCATAGTACTGCTTCTCGACTATTTTATCTTCCCAAATTCCCGGCTCGGTCTGGACCTGTGTAGCAAATCCTATCTCACCGAAGAATTTGGCCATCTATCACGGCTCCGGGATGATGTTACCAGACTCCACCTTGCGCTCAATGATGATGGCCGACTTCGGCTTGGTCAGCGCACCGGAGAGGCGGGTCTCCAGCAGGTAGTGGTACTGGTTGAAGCTGATGTCGAAGTCCTCTGCCGCGAAGAGCTGACCACCCTTGTCCGCACCAATGGTGTAATCGGACATGTTGACGATGATACCCAGAGCTTCGAGCTCGCCATTCTTGGCGGAGGTGCGCTTGAGACCCTTCATCAGCGGGACCTTGACGATCTTCGAGACGCCGATGTAGTCAGCCAGCTCAGCAATGGTGCGGAACTGACGGTGACCCATCTTGTCCTTCAGCAGGAGCATCTCGGTGACGAGACGAGGGTCAGCAAACCACGTCGGGTTACCAGCGCCGTCGTAGTCATCCAGAGCGCGGACCATGGAGTCCAGGATGTCGTCGACGGACGTCTCCTTGGCCAGGACAACGCGAGGAGCGTAGAGGCTGTCCTCCTTGTAGATCGGGCGGATGCAGTCCTCCTTGATCTTGTCCTTGGAGGAGACTGGGCGACCATCGCCGATGAGGACGGCTCGACCGAGCTCCTCCTCAAGCATGATCTTCATCTCACCGCGGATCCAGGACACCACATCGAAGTCAGTGATGTCAAGGATGTCATCCCTATCCAACCTCTGCTTCTTATAAATGGTGGTCGGCGAGGTAGTACGCTGCAGAAGCGTGAAGACCTCGTCTTCCTTCTTATTGCCCTTAATGTAACCCCGGGCACGGGCCTCGTCGGCAGTGATGTCGGCAAAGCGGGTACGAATACGGGAGAAGGGCGAGTGCTTGGCAGCGCCGACGACGGAGTTGACCCAATCAGTCTTGCGCTTGATGAACTCCGGCTGGTTCCACAGATCCTTGGCCTCGGGGAAGAGGGTCTCGATCTGCTTGATGCCGTAAGCATCAGCGTGAGCCAGGATGGCCTCCTTCAGGGAGCCGCTGGAGCGAGCGTCCTCGAAGATGGTCTCGACCTGGGCGTGAGTCAGGACGGGGAGCTCCTCGGTGGTAGCGGAGCCCTCAAACACGTTCTTGTGAGCCATAGTATCCTCAGTTGTGTCGGAATGGGCGGTGTCCTCGGCCTCTTCGGTCTCAGACTCCTCCGCCTCTTCATCTACGGAATCGACGAGCTGCCCGACGATGGCATAGACCGCCGTCTTCTGCTCCTCGGTCATTCCATCGAAGATCTCCCCGAGCGTGGGGTCGTCCTCGTCGCCCTCAGCCTCATCGGCCTCCGGCTCCTCCTCAGCGTGCTCGACGTCGTCCGTCTCCTCCGCCTCGAAGTCCTCATCCTCGTCCTCGACGTCATCACCGTGCGAGACGAAGTCCAGCTGTGCATCCGTGTAGATGACAGCCTCGATCTCATCGCCGTCGTCACCATGCTCGATGGAGACCTGGTCGATGAGGGCACCAGGATTGGCGCCGCGGAGCACCAGGCTCACCTCGACGAGCTCGCCGTGGACAACATCATTGCCCCGAGCCCGAACGTGGGTGGCATAGATACTCATCGCCTTGATGTCGCCGTTCTTGACCATCTCTCGAGCGGTCCGGCCACGGTCGGTGTTGTTGAGGTGGGCGTAGGCGTAGACGCCATCCTCACGAACCTCAAGGTCGGCATGCCCGAGGACGTTCTCGACGTCGCCGTGCTTGTGCTGCCAGACCAGAGGTACAGTCTTCCCGTCGTACGCCGCGAATGCCCCGTGTCGGATGACCTTGTTATCCGAGCACCGAACATCGTTCTTCGTGGCGTAGCCAGAGAAATCGCACTTAACTGCCATTTTGACTACTCTCCATCAGTTCGGAAATTGGTACCTCCGATGCAGGGGTATCGTCGACTGGCTCTTCACCAGGCGGCTGTTCCTCGCCCATCGGATTGATGTTGGAGTTCACCAACTGGTTCGCTGTCTCGTCTTCGGACTGGGCCCAGCCGAACTTCGGGCGAAGCTCATTGGCTGTACCAATCTCATTGCGCTTGACAGAGTCGACCAGCTTGGACATCTCCTCCAGCGGGACATTGAGGAACGGATCCTCAATCGCCATGATCCGCTGACGCTGCGTTCGGGCAGTCTTGGTGAGGAAGGTCCGGGTGATAGCGTCCGTGATCGCCTTCAGAACTGGACGAACCGTTCGGTTCTGGTAGTTCAGCATCTGTCGAGCATCGGCCTTGCCGGTGAAGACATCCTCAGTCATTCCGAGCTGGTTGTACAGCTGGGTAGTGAGCCACTGGATCTGACTCATGAGGTTGTTCTCGGACGGTCGGTTCAGCTGAGTGATTCGCTCTGCACCATCGGTGTAAGCGATACCGTACTGAGACCCTGCGAGCTGTTCCTCAATTGCCTTACGGCGTGCCTCGGCCTGCTGCTTCTTGAGCTCAGTCTTGACGACGTATGGAAGCTGAATGATAATATCCAGCTTACCAGATCCAGACTGCTTGTCAATAGCATCGAGCAGATGCAGCTTCTGAGTAAGTCGCTGAAGTGTCGAACTAGGAGCGTTCATCACACTATACAGAGGATTCTGTACAATAGCGACGAATTCCTTGTCTAGCGTCAGCTGCTCTCGCTGTCCAGTTTGATCATTGTAGACCTCAACCCGGACGTGGCGAGGATACCAGTTCAGGATCGTTCCGATGCGCATTGACTTGACGTCGTATCCCTGAGTCATATCCGGACTCACGTCTGTATCGACAGGGACGATCGCCACGGCGCCTTCCTCGAACAGAGTCAGGACGAGATCCTGGAAGAATCCCTGTCCGGTCTGGTCGATGTTGGCACTCAGAGACAGACAGTCATCCAAGTAGCTACGGTAGTAGCTCTTGAGGTTGCCGTTCTCGTCAGTCTTGACGTGTCGGATAGGGACGTTCGATACATCGATAGCAATCTGGTTGTAGATGCTAGTGACGATTGTCTGATCCCCGACGATAGGCCTGTAATTCAGGTTCGGATTTCCAAACGTCCAAGACCCGTATTCAGGCGTGAAGTTCTTCTTGTCCGGGGACCTGGTGAATGCATTCCAGGCGTGGCTCAATCGGTCGGTTAAACCCATTTCACCTCCTTGCTCATTCGAATGCCTCCTTGTTGATCTTGTATGCCACGAAGGCATCCATCAGAGCAGCCACCGAGTCAATCTTCTCTTCCGAGCGTTTCTTCAGCAGCTTTCGGTTACCGTTGGTATCCTCAAGGGTGACGCAGTTTCCCATGGTGAAAGACATGAGTTCCTGGTCGAAGATGAGGAGTCGCTCAGCGGCCAGCTTCTTAAGTTCCCCGAGAGGAACCGATTCTGTCCTGGCTCCCTGAATGACCTTCTCAATACCATACGGGCCGTTCTCCTGCTCCCACCTGGTTACGAACTCCTTGGCGTTGTAAGGGTCGAACCCAAATGCCGAGACGTCGTACTTCTGTTCCTCGATGTACTGGTCTAGATCTTCATAGACTTCCATCATATCCAAGACGGTACCCTCCATAACTCGGAGGCTTCCTTCTTGGATGAACTCGTCATACTTCTGACGCAAAGCGCCCGGCAACTTCATGAGCGTCAGCTCAGAGATGTAGGCTAGTGTCTTTACGCCGAAAGCCTGATTTCGAAGTGGGAATAGGAAGGTGAACGCGCAGAAGTCATCACCCTGGGACAAGTCGGCGCCCATGGCACACTGCATGTTCCAGAAGGTGTTCTTCCTGTGCGGGATCGTCTCCTCGTAAGTGAAGAAGTACGTGTATCCCTCCATGGGGATCCCGAACCTCTTGGCGAGGATGTCGTTTCGAGCGGCTGGAGCTTGCTCCATTCGATCGACGTCCTGCTGGTACCGATCATAAGAGACAGTGATGCCGATGTTCGGCTGGGCTTTAACCCACATAGCAGGATCTGCTACTTCCTTGATATCATCAAGTCTGTAGTAGAAGATTGAGATGTGAGGGGCGATGTATTCACCCTTCAGTATTTTGAGCAACTCCATCTTCATGGTGTCGCCCACCGCATTGCGGATGGTTCCCTCGGACGAGACGGCTAGAATGACCGGGTCATCGATCTTCGAGGCCCCCTGTTCGAGCGCACCGACAACGTCCTCACGAATGTCACCGGAAAGCCACTCATCCACCGTACAAACCTTGGGCCGAAGACCCTGTAGCTTGTCGATGGACATGGGTCGGACCTCTAGGAGGGATCCGGTGAGGAAGTTCTCCACACCTTTCTTCGTCGCAACCAGCTTCTGGCGGTTAGCCCTCGCGCCGGTTGTATTTTGAATGGATCCCTCAGTCAGGAACTTGTACAGCGGACCTCGGGCTCGAGTGATAGCGGTCCGGAAGGGACCCATCACCTCTTCAGCCTGCTTCATGGTCGGAGCCGTAGCGATCTGATGCGTCGTTGTAGTGTCAATCACCAGGAAGTAGTTCTGGATCAGAGACATGTACATTGACTTCGCTGCTCCACGAGCAACGATCAAATACTGCTTAATTGTAAGGCGCTTCTTTACGGTTTTGGTCTCATAGTGGCCGCCGACTCCATCCTCGTATGGGACGAATACCTGGCGATCCTCGAAGTAGTACCATCCAAGGAGCTGTTCGGCCCAGAGCTTGAAGCTGTCTAGAAGATGGAGGTCGGCTCCGTCGGACAGAGTAAGCTCGTTCTCGCAGTATGCGATGAACCCTTCTACGGCTTGATCATCGTAGTAGTATTCGGGATTGGCGACCAGTGCGTCAATCCGGTTCATCTCGCATGAGATCTCTTCACATACTGGAATCTCGCCTCGGATGACTGCGTCACGAAACTGCCCGTAGTATTTTGGTACTGCGGTGTTCGAGAGCATTACTTAGCAGTGCTCCCAGGGTTACGAGGATACCGCTTCTTCTTAGGCGAGGGCTTAGTCTGCTTGAACGACTTGGGCTTCTCAATCTGCTTACGTTCCGGAGCCTTCTTCAGAGCGGGACCACCAATAGACTTGGCTTCCTTCTTGGTCTCCTCGGCTACGACAGAAGCTGCCTCAGCGGCTTCCTTGGCCTTCTCCGCTGCCTTCTTAAGAGTCTCGGCTGCGGACTTCCCTTCCTTACCGGTATCAAACGACTTATCGAAGGCCGTCTTCATAGCCTTGGTCGCTGCGTATGTACCGGCCTTGGTCAGAGAGTTCTCGAGGATCGATCGAGTGACTTCACGACCTCGAACCAGGTGGCGATCGGCCTTGAGCTCCC